GTATTTGGGGTTTATCAGTTTTGTTGGTGTTGCTAGTGGGTTGTGATGACCGCTACCGCTATCCTTGCCAAGACCCAAACAATTGGACTAATGCTGAATGCAAGCCCCCAATCTGTACCGCTACAGGTACTTGTCCAGAGCAACTCGTTAAACCCGAACAGGAGAAAAAATAATGCCTACAGTTGGATACAAACCTAATAACCGCATGACTGCTGAAGAAATTGAAGCTAGGGTGTGGGCTTTTGTGATTGTTTGCCTGATATTGATTCTGCTTGGCTCTGTCGCTATGTTCCTTTACGCATTAACTTATGTCACTCAGCCTATGGCTGGCATGGCTCCCATTGACAAGGTTTACACCCAACAGATCAGCACCATCATGGTTTTCATCACTGGTGTACTTGGTGGTGTAGCTGGTAGGTCTGGAGTCAAGGCAATAGCCAATGCAACTGCCAAGGCTGAAGCTACTGATAACGACCCCCCCGCACCATGAGCCTGTTTAATCCTTGGGTCTTGCTAGGCATCCTGATGGCTATAGCGTCATCTTTTGGCGGTGGATACTTCAAAGGTAGCCATGACGAGAATGTGCGCCAGCAAGTAGAGATTGCAGCGCTGAACGCCAAAGCAAGAGAGACTGAGCAGAACATGGCAAACGTAGCAAACACCTATGCTGAAACTTTAAGGAAGTCACAAAATGCTGCTAGAACTAAAGAAACTAAGTTGCGGGCTGATGTTGCCTCTGGTGCTTTGCGCCTGTCAATCCCCACCCAAAGCCCCGTATGTTCCACCTCAGTTACCCCCGTTGCCGCTGGAGATAACAGCGGAGAAGCACGAACCGAACTTAGTGGACAGGTTAGTGAGGCTCTTATCGCCATCGCCAGTGAAGGAGACTCAGCAATTAGAAAACTCAACCTCTGCATCCAAACCTACGAAACCCTGAAAGGAACAAAATGAACTTATCTGCCAACTTCACCCTCAAAGAACTAACAAAATCTGACACAGCTACACGCTTGGGGTTGGATAACACCCCTGATGATGAGGCGCTGGAGAACCTAAAGACTCTTTGCGAAAAGGTGCTTCAACCTGTGCGTGAACATTTTGGTACGTCTGTTACTGTTAACTCAGGTTATCGTAGCCCTGAGTCCAATGCGGCTGTTGGTGGGTCAAAGACCAGCGATCACTGCAAGGGTCAAGCTGCCGATATAGAGATTGTTGGTGTTGCCAATGCTGATCTAGCCCAATGGATTATGGATAACTTGGACTATACACAGCTTATCCTTGAGTTCTACACACAGGGTATCCCTGATTCGGGCTGGGTTCATGTGTCGTATGACCCTAACAACCTCAAGAAGCAGGAAATGACTGCTGTCAAGGTGGCTGGGAAGACTCAGTATCTTCAAGGACTACAGGCTTAATAAGCCGCCTACAGAAGTGTTTAGGGGTGAGGTGTTCGTACAAGATCACCTCACCGCACTTCTCGCATAACCAAGCGTGACCCATATCTACAGTGGTGGTGGTGTTCCTGTTACCACCTTTTGCCCTGCCGTAAAAGGTTCTTATCTTACGAATCATTTCTTGTTGAACTCAGCGTAAGCATCAGCAAACTTTGCCTTTTCTTCTTGTTGGCAGATGTGTTTAAACTTTGCGAGGGCAAGCCACATTGCTGGTACTTTACGACAAGCCCAAGCATCGTTTGCTTTGTCTATGGCAAAGTCAGGCATGAGGAATCCAGCTTGCCTAGCAAGGATTACCAATTCAATGTCTGGTTTGTAGGACTCCATCTCTTTAGGAGTCATCATTGCGTCAGGTGTCATGTAGATACTTTAGCTTTTGAGTAAATAACAACTTGCTGCTTAGACTCAAGACCTATCTTGGCTTGTGCTTGCCTACCCCAATTCTGTCCTGCTAATAGCCTCTTTAGTTCTTTGTCTCTTGTCCAAATAGATGGTGTCCCATCGTTCCAATCGAATGCGTTTTTAGTCATCTTTTCCCCATCGTTTACATAGTTGTTTTACTGTCTTACTCTGCTTCTTTTTATCACACACAGCACTCTTAGAGGCATCCTTTGCTTTTTGTTGCAATGTCAGCGGCACTGGCGGGTCAGGGAATAATCCGCTATATCCCACTGTGCCTAGCACTGCACTGAGAATGATTTTGTCAATCAAGTGTTTTTCTCCTTCAACTTGTTTTCCACTGCTCTCGCAAATTCCAACCACTTACTGCCATAGACGTTTTCGGCATCAAACATATCTAAAATTTCTTCGGGGGTCAGCCCTACCCATTCATGTTTGTAATACATCGGTGTCCATGCGGGTTCTTTCTCAGCGTAGGCTTTGTCTGTTGTGCATTGGTCGGGTGAGCCATCAGGGTAATGCCATGCCACAGGTTCTTGGCGCTCACTCCTTGCAGGACAATTTCTTCCCTCGTTGCAGTCATTGGTGCATGGTGGGCAAGTCATTTCTTCATCTCCCTAATGTAAACAGTCAAACTGTCAATAGTGTCTTTGCCAAACCCTTGCATCTTCTCAACTTCTTGAGCAATTTCTTCGATGACAATGTTGCGGTATGGGTTGATTGATATGGTTGCTTGTACGGCACGTTTGCGCCACAAACTACGCTTCTCCATTTCGTTAAATCCTTCATCTTCATCAGTCATTGTCAACCTCGTTTTGAAGAAAATACAGAATGAAAATTAGCATTGCGCCAAAGAAGATCATGGTCAAGCCACCAAACATCATCAACATAAAAGTAACGAGTACATCCCACATTAGACTGCTCTCCATTCACGCTCATTACGCCCTGCGGAAGACTTAACTGTCCTGCCTGTCAACTGGATTAGATTCATCTTCTCCAACTCGTTTAAACGGCGTGAGACTTGATTTCTGTCTAAGTTGGTATGTCTTGCTATCCCGTCTTTTCCAAGCGCACCATGAGCCGTTAAACAGTCAACAATGATGCTGAAGTGCTTGGATGCCAAGTCTTTGGCAGCATCAGCGGCTTCGTAGCTGGTTATGGGGTCGGAACTTCTAACCCTGTTGAATATTGGCAAGTCAAAGAACTTCTTCACTTCGCCACCAAAATGTGTGTCATCTAAACTCATATCAACTCCTATCAATTAAAAGTTAGTGGGTACTCACTTACGCTTTCCCCGTTGTGTTACATCAAAAAGGGATGTCGCTGTCCATGTCGTCAAAGCCACTTGAGGGCTTGCTCTTTGGTGCTGTGGTGTTAGCTTCTTCTTTAGGACTTACTGCTAAACCCATGAATTTGCCTGTCTTTCCTTCTTTGACCCAAGCTGAGAGCCAGTAGGGTTTGCCATCAACTGTGATGTTGCCTTTGTAGTCAGGTTGGTTGCCTGTTTCCTTCTTGTCGTTCTTGAAAAGTACGCCACTGTTATCACGCTGTTCCATATTTACACCTTAATTTCATTGAGTTTTTTAACCTTGTCATCCACCTCTTGAAGAAACTGGATAACCTCATTTTCGAGTTCTGCAATATACATATCATTGCGCTCGATTCTTTTGACAAACAAATGTAGGTGTTCGGGCATCCGTGGGTCGAAACTCACGAAGTCACACCAACTTCTGTTTGTACACGCCATTTGCCACTGCATTTGGTCGTAATACTTCTTTGCTGGTTCATCACCAAGTAGTGTGTCGATATGGGTTGCAGTGTTGGGACACTTGATCTCTAGGCATCCATCATCACTAACCAAGCCATCAGGAGAGGCGGCAGACATGGTAATGCGTGGATGGTCAATAGCACCTACCTGATCTACCATATTGCCTGTTTTAGCCTCGTATGCGGCACGAGCAAAGGGTTCATTTTCTGTACCCCACTCCATAGCTGCATTGGTGTAGGACTCTGCTACTTGGTTTGTCATGCGCTCTACTACCAACTGAGCCATGTAGTTAGCCCTGCTGGTGCTGTAGCCTGACTTAGTTTTGGCAACAATGTCAGAGATACGAGAAGCAGTAGCTTTACCGCAACGCTGTTTAAACCATTCGGCAGAGAGTTGTTCAATATCGCTCATGCTTCCCTCGCTTTCAGCATTGCGTCTGCGACTTGATAAGCACCTATTGCAACTTCTTTATAAAAACGCTGGTCTGATCCACTTCCAACCTCATCTAAAAAAGATTGCATAGCCTTTGCCGCAAAGTAGTCCCGCAAAGTCATGCCAGCCTGTGCGTGATGAATAAATTCATCAGTTTCGCTATGTGGTCGAGCAAATGCCGCTTCTAAATTCTTTTTCATTTCAATGCTCCTTTACGTTTTTCTTTGGCATCAATCACTTTCTTTTGCCAACTTTTATCACCAGCGCAAGCAGCGTAAGCAGTGCTGTATACATCTTTGAGTTCCTCTAAAGTTGATGCGGCATCAATTGCCGCTAAATGGTCGATCATCATGCTTACATCAATATCTGAATTTGAGTCACCCTCGGGCAAGTCTTCTCCAGCATACAAATATAGGGCGAGTCCATGCAACGACAAAGCCTTGGTCATGCAACGCATGATTGCAGTGTTAACAGCAAACGCATCAGGATTAAGGATTGCTTTGTTACGAAAGTCCATTACTGGAAGTTGGCAAGTCATTGATTTGCGAAACATGGTGACTGTGACAAACACCATTGCTGTGCCGTTGATGTCCATGAAACATTTGTCGCCAAACATTTCCACTTTGAAGGTGGCATCTTCATCAGCTTTGAGTGCTTCAGCCCAGCCCCATGCCCATGAAAGATATGTTAGGTTGTTCTTTTTCTCTGTATGCTCGTTGACGTTTGTTGAAAGCATTTTTTTAATTGCTTCTTTTCTGTCAACCAGTGTTCCTATTTCTAGTTTCGTCATATTCACTCCTGTTTAAATTTTTGAAAAGTTTTTGAAATATCTGTGTTCATTGAGTTCGTGTAGACAAACTCGGATTTCTTGTCAGTCGATCTTTTTGTCGGGTACACCTTTCTGTGAGTAGAAGATTGTTGATGCAATGGAGAATTGGGTATCAAAGTCAAAGTCGGAAAGTCTGAACCAATTTCCTGAACATGAGCAAATCGGGAGAGAGCCAACTTTATGTTTCGTGCAAAACTGGCAAAAATATTCATCTTGGTTCTCCTCAAGGATTGCGGCAATAGTGTGTTTGAGTTTCATCTGTTTCCCTTGTATTCGTCTTTGAGCCATAGGGTTCTAAGCATACGCAGTTCCTCATCAGCGTCAATAGATGGCGTTTTGATGGTGTCGTAAAGAGCCAGTTCAGCCCTGCGTTGCATCTTGTTCTCAATGCGTTCTTTGATGAAGTGTTGGGCATACTCCCAATCACCTGACTTGATGGCTAGAGGGATGGCTACAGAGCCTTGGATGGCATCCATAATGTCATCATCATTGAGTTGCTGGTAGGACTCCCAAACGGCTTTGTTAAATGCTGTCATCGAGAGACTCCTCAATCTGTTTTTCAATTTGTTTGCACTCCTTGGCAGAGAGTTCATCTGTGATGTCAATGCGGTTATTGCCTACCTGTAAGTAGGCTACCCAAATGAATTTATCGTAGACTCCCTCGTTGGGAGAGTAGTCGGGGTCATATTCCCATTCGACCCAAGCCTTGATGTCTATTTCAAGATCGCAAAAATCTATATCCAGTTCCATGTTCACGCCTTTCAATGTGTTGGTGAAGAGTTCGTAGTGTTGCACATATTGTAGTGTTGTACACTAGGATAAACCCTACTGTTGGTTTATTGTTTTGCCCAGTACCCATACACCTAATCGTGGCGCTTGATGTACTGCTCGACTTCGGTCAAAACGTAGCCATAGCCTGCGTCAAAGCCCTTAATGTACTCAGACATCACCGCCTCGCTTTGAGGGCGCTTACAGCCCTCGTGAGCCTTTGTGAAGGCATCCATCTTGCCCAAGATAGCATCGATGGGCGCAGGCATCTTGATGGCTTGCGTGTAACCGCAGTGTTGGCACTCCATGCGCTGGGTGTTGCTGTTGTGAACGATGTGGTCGGTGTTCATGCTGTCTTCCTTCTACGTTCTGCTTCGCGTTTTGCCTGCGCAAGTGTTTCAAAGAACTCGACATCTTCGCCGTGGCCTATGTCCTCGTGATGCAAGGTCAGGGCATAGTCTTTTGCAACGGTCTTGTAGACCTTCCATGACAAGCCGCCATAAACGGGCAAATAATGCTCGTTGGTTTGGGTATCGCGTTGCCAGTTCATGCTGTTGCCTCTGGCGGCTGTACCTTTAAAACCAGCGGCTTGTCTACCGCCATCATTGTGTTTGTAATTCATGTTTTCCCTTTACGCCTGTTAAAGAACTGGACTAGATTTTTTTACCTAGTGATATTATTATATCGTAGTGTATAACACTACACATCAGTATAAACCCTTGTTTTTAAACAATTATTTCTATTGATAATAAAAAATCAATAGTTTTTTTCTTTTAAAAAGTTAGTAAGCACTTACTTGCAAATAAAAATTATTAGTGAAAACCCTAATTGTGGTATTTGTTTAACGCTACACAATCCATCCCCTATGCCAAGCCCTAAAACTGAAATGACCAAAAGCGGCAAGATCATTGCCGTAAGAGCCACTTTAAGCGAGTGGAATGAGTTCAAACGACTTGGAGGGGCTAAATGGTTGCGACCATTCTTAGCTAAGTCCATTGAAAAGCAGAAAAAAACTGGGTAGAATGATTTGAAACACGGATAGGTCTGAAGTCATGAGCAGATCGAAAAGCGAGCCTCCCCGCCTGCCGTTTGTTTCTTTGTCTACGGAGGACAGCGAAGGAAAACTTAATGAATTACTACAATTTTCACATTGGTGACTACATCAGTCACACCATCCATTTGTCGTTAGAAGAAGACTTAGCATACAGGCGATTGCTTGATATGTATTACGACACAGAGTTACCAATACCCAACAATATCCCACTGGTTTCAAGAAAGATACGCATTAGCGCAGAGGTCGTTAAAACTGTACTGGATGAGTTCTTTGAGTTGACTGAAGAAGGGTTCAAAAACTTCAGAGCAGACAACGAAATTGCTGAATATCAGCGGTTTATAGAAAAGCAAAAAGCCAATGGCAGTAAGGGTGGAAGACCTAAGAAAAGCCATCGTAAACCCACCGCTAACCCAACTCAAAGCCAAAAAAAGCCTAACCAAGAACCAATAACCATTAACCATAAACCAAATAAAGAGACAGCTATCGCTGTTTGTCCTATTAATGTTGAAGAACAGGTTTGGGCAGATTTCTTAGCCTTACGGAAAGCAAAGAAAGCACCCATGACTGTTACCGCCTTGGCTGGAATAAAACGAGAGGCTGATAAAGCAAATTGGGATTTAAGCAAAGCCATCTCCGAATGTGTAGCAAGAGGATGGATAGGGTTTAAAGCTGAATGGGTAGAGGCAAAGCAAACCTATGCCCAACAAGCGCAAGACATTGCAAGAACGACAGTACCCTCAAGCTCACAGCGTGATCCTGCCCTTGCAAAACTTGATGAAGATTACAAGAATGCCAAGCCAAACCCTGAGATTCTTGCCAAAATCAAAGAAGCATTACGGGGTAAAGTAGCATGACAAAATATGAAGCCAATCAACTACTGGATAGATGCAGGGAAACCTCGCAACTTAGCTACGCTGACACCACAAGAGCGCTTACAGCTACTGGAGACATTGAAGCAGATGGAAGCGAAAGAGTGGATTCTGAGGCACAAGAGGAAAACCAAAGACCTTGGGAAAATGAAAGCATCCGCATGGTGGTGGCAGACCTTATCCGACATAGAGAAAAAGCGTGGGTTACCCGCCGCTAATGAATTGCGTTGGCGCATGAACAACATAAACGAAAGGCGTAAAAATGAACCCGTTTGAAATCAAAGAGCCAACTTGTATCAGTTTTTCAGGTGGCAGGACTTCTGCTTATATGCTTTACAGGGTGTTAGAAGCTCACAATATGAGCTTGCCAAGTGAAGCTATTGTGTGTTTTGCCAACACAGGCAAAGAAGAAGAGGCGACCCTTCAATTTGTCCATGATTGCGGCAAAAACTGGGGTGTTGAGATACATTGGTTGGAATACAAATATGACGAAGTGCCAGCAAATAGGTGGAAAAGAGTTACTTTTGAGACTGCTTCTCGTAATGGAGAGCCTTTCTTTGAGTTGATCGACCAAAACGGCTCGCCATATCTGCCAAACCCAGTAGCAAGGATTTGCACCGCTAAGTTAAAAATCAGGGTTATCAACCACTATTTGAAATCAATCGGTTGGGATCACGATGAAAACTCTGATTGGGTCGGCATCAGGGCTGATGAAATGCGTAGAGCGGCCAAAATGGACAGGAGCAGGACTCCATTGGTTACGGCAGGAGTTACCAAGAAAACAGTTGGAGAGTTTTGGAAAAACCAGTCTTTTGACTTGGGACTGCCAAACATGAATGGCGTAACAATGCACGGAAATTGTGATTTGTGCTTCCTAAAACCTGCTCATCAAATCATGTCGCTCATTGCTGAAAAGCCTGAAAGGGCTCTTTGGTGGATGAAAATGGAGGCTCACGCAAATTCGTCAAACAAGACTTATGGAGACGGAGCAAAATTCAGAAAAGATAGACCTAGCTACAAGGAAATGTATGATTTTGCACTTCAACAAACTGATATGTTCGGCAATATTGACCCTAACGAAGAAGCAATCCCTTGCTTCTGTGGAGATTAAATGATTTATATTGGCATTGATGTTGGCGCTATTTCAGGCGCAATTGCGGCAATTGACCACAACGGCAAGTTTGTAGATGCCTGTTACATAGCCAACGAGAACGGCAGGATTCTTCCTCTTGCCCTTGTTGACACTCTGTCAACCTTCATCGACCCCAAGGAAGGCGGAGAAATAGCTATAGAAGCCGTTCATGCCATGCCAAATCAAGGCGCATCTTCAACGGCTAAGTTCATGCGAGCCGCTGGCGCAATTGAAGCCGTAGCTATCCTCACACGCTATCCAGTAACCTTTGTCAGTCCTCAATCGTGGAAAAAGCACTTTGGGCTTGGTCGGGACAAATACGATTCCATACTATTAGCGAGGGAAAAGTGGACAGAGGCAGGAATGCACATCCGCAAAAAAGGCGATCACAACATAGCGGAAGCCCTTTTAATTGCTGAATATTTGAGGTTTAAGATCAATGGCTAGGACGAGAAACCCAGACCGAGGTTATCTACAAAGGAAACTAAAAGAGCCTGAACAGGCTGTTCTACTAGCGGCAGGACAGGGAGACATCATTGACGGGTTTTATGAGTGTGTATCGTGGTATCAGCATTGCTACAACCTTGGATTGCGCCCAACAATGAATTATGAGCGTCTAGGGATTACTGCCGGGATCC